CAGAAAGTGGCTGAGTTTCTTATCAAATGGCGCGAGGCAAAAGCAATTGTTGAGGTGGTGAAGGATGCGCCAGTAGATGAAGACATCGTTTTAAACATGCCCCCGAAGTCAGTGAGAAAAGCTACCTTGGTGATTGAAGATAACGGACAGTCTGATAAATGAAACTAAACGCAATAGTTATACTTTGGATTTGCTTACCGTTTATTAATTATGAGACTACACCAACCGTCAATGATTCTTTGACACCTCAAAATCAAGTTGGTTATCTTTGTGATTGCGGTTGGAGGGATAGCAGGAAGTGGGATGATACTAACGTGATGATTAAACAACTAAACTAGATAAGATGAAAAGATACATACCAAAGGGGTCAGAGTTGTATAGTGATGGAGTATTCATTGCAACGTTTAACAAGCAAATGAAAATGGATTACTTACCAAAGCCTGAAGATTTTACACCGTCAATTCCTACTGGAACTGTGATTAACAATTCAGAGGTCAAGCACAATGGTAAAGTGATTTACAGACACCCTAATTTTGTTTAAAATGAATAAGCTAATTACACTGGTATTGATTACCGTTGCATTTGCATCATGCAAAAAAGACGAAGGGTGCAAATGCAACGAGATAGTCGGAAAGAATTATATTGCACATCCAATGGCTCTTTACCAACTTCCAGACACCACATACTACCTGTACACAATTGACTGTGAGTTGACAATGATTGACGAATACGAGGTACTTTCTGAAGAATACAACAGAGTTGAGATTGGCGGATGCGGACAACATTATTTATACTAAGTTGGTTTGCTTTTGAAGATTACATTAAAGAAATACGAAAATGAACATACAAATTAAAACAAGCAAAAATAAAAGCTGGGGTAAAGCTCTTGTAGCAGGTAAAGTTTTAGGCTACAACAACAAACAGCAAGCGCAAGAACACCTTGAAACAATATACTATTTAGGATGGTTTCGGTTGATTATAAGACATAGGTTTAGATTTGTTAAATACAATAATTAATTACAATGCATCCGACTAGAATATTTAAGAAGCCTGAAGAACTGAGTAAGGCGTAATGTCAGATATTTCTATTAACAGTAAGTTTCTTCCCTTTATGTGTTCCAAGTCCCGATTCCAGATGCTTAAAGGCGGAAGGGGTTCGTCTAAATCACACCACGCTGGACTGAAGATGATTTTCGGAATACTCGGAATAGACCCCGAAACATGGAAAAAAACCACTAAACCATTTAGGGGTGTGATGTCTCGGGATACACACGAAAACATTCGCGACGGTCAATACGCTGAAATTGTAGACCTAATCAAACTTTACGAATTAGAGGACAGAATACAGGTGGGAAAGTCTCCTTTTAGCTTCTATTGTCCTGAAACGGGGTTCAACATAATCGCAAAAGCTACCACGGCATCACGTAAGACAGCGAAGTCAAAAACCAAAGGAATAAAAGACCCCACACTAATTTGGGTGGATGAGCTTCCCGATATGGAATACGACCACTTTCGTAAGCTATCAATGTCTGTTAGAAAAATTGGTGCTGATTGTCAAATCATTTGCTGCCATAACACAGACATAGATGAAAATCATTGGGTAAGAAAACACTTCTACTCAGAAGAACGTACAGATACATTCTACCTCCATTCGACATACCTAGACAATATCGCTAACCTAAACGCTGGGGCGGTTGCTGAATATGAGTATTTGAAAGTAATTGACCCCGAACTATATTCGGTTGAGGTTCTTGGTGGTTGGGGTAAAAAGAAAGTTATACGACCATTCGCCACGCAATACGACCCTAAGAAACACCGTAAGGAATGCCAGTTACAACCTAACAGAACCATATACCTTTCACTTGACTTCAACCTTGACCCGTTCGCCTTTAACCTTTACCACATTTGGGAGGACGTTGAAGGGTTTCACCTACACGCATTTGATGAAATGTCTATTGATAGCGGTAGCCTACCTGAAGCCGCAAATCAAATTAGGGCTAAGTATGGTCACCTACTACATAACTTTCATATTACAGGCGATTACAACGGCACGGCACGTAGTATGCAGTCACCAAGCAATGAGAGTAACTACAAGATGCTATTGCGTTTGTTGGGTATATCGGAGCGACAACTAGAAGTTAAGCCAAACCCAAGGCACAAGAACAGCCGTAGTGATTGCAATTTCCTATTCGCTTACGCTGAAGATATTCGTATCGGGTTAAATTGCGTAAATTTGGAGCGTGACCTCAGAACTGTTGAGGTTGACCCCGATGAGAAGATTATCAAATCAAACAGGAATAAATCAGAACAACAAGCCGACCATTTGGATGATTTCAGGTACTTAGTTAATTCAAGGATAGTACAAGAATGGAAAGGGCGAAAACAAAATAGACGATGAAGACAGTAAAAATAAACACGGTAAAGTCAAACCCAAATAATCCTAGAATCAGCGAACTTTATGACCGTGTAAAAAGACTTAGCGCATGACCATAAATACCATCATAGACCGTTGGAAGCTAAACCACACACTACTAGCCTCAAACCTGGGAATGCTAAAAGGTACGTTTAACAACAAGTTAAGTGAAAACCACCCAACAAAATTTAGTCCGCAGGAAATCGAGAAGCTGAAATTGGTGTTGATTGAGATGAAAAGTGACCTATCTAAACTTGAAAATAGTTTCGATATAATGTAATTCGTATGGATTATTGGTGTATATTTGAATATCAATAAGAAAGGAAACGATGAGATATTTAATAGGAGGACAAAGAATGGTTGAGTTGGGAAGCGATAGAAGCACTAATGATTTAGACTACTTGGTAAACGTGAAAGGACAAGAACTATTCACAACCGATGAAGACGGAAACGACCACATAAACGCAGCAGCTCACCCGTTTTACGCTGAAATTTTCAAGGCAGCCGAAACAACAGGAATAACTGCTCAATTGATGTTTGACATGAAATGCTTTACTTTGGTTCAGCATTGTCAGAATAGAAATTTCAGCAAAGTTGCATCGACTGAATACGATATGAGAAGATTACACATCGACCACGAAGTTTCAGTTGCTCCAATTGCAGCTAAACACATGACAACAGGCGAATACAAAGAATGCCTTAACACGTTGAAGTTTTGAAAATGTCTGATTGGGAAGTAACAAGCACATGGGGAGATGATGAAGAACTCATCAACGTAAAAAAAGACACGGAAGTATCAGGTCTCGAAGAACTTGAAGACAGGAAGTATCGAAAGTTTATTGAAAGCACATATCAGGTAATTAAAAATGTTGACGAAATCGGGCTTCCAAAACCAAACGAGCAAATAAAACTAATCACCTTTAGGTCGTTCAACCAAATACACTTCATTAAATACATCGCAGATAGGGAGGTAATAGAACACCTGAATATGGTCGTTTATTCGATAAATCACGAGGCTTCAAAACTTCTAAACGAAATGATTACTACTCGGCGAATTTTGAAAGCGACTGTTTTAATGTCTAACTTGCGCAACAAGGCGCATAGGCAAAAGGAACAGATAACGCGTGACATGTTTGTTGACAACGATAACATTGATTTGTTCTTTTGCTCTTCACACGCTAAAATAACATCAATGAAAACCAGTAACGGAAACTATTATTCGATTGAAGGTAGCGGAAACATGAGTTACAATTCAAGGGTTGAAAATTACTGCATGGACAATGATAAAGGTCTTTATGAGTTCACGACAAAATGGATGATTGACATTCGAGAATTTCTAAAAGATAAAAAAGAGTTAGTTGTAACTTAAACTAACTTTGGAGAATGCAGACAGTGAAAATCAACACGGTAAAGTCAAACCCTGACAACCCTAGATTAATCAAAGATGACAAGTTTAAGAAGCTAGTCACCTCATTAAAGGAATTTCCTGAGATGGCAGCCGTTCGACCGATAGTTGTCAATCAAGACATGGTTGTGCTTGGTGGCAATATGCGCCTTAAAGCAATGAAGGAAGCAGGGTGGAAGGACGTACCGATTGAGATAGTTGATTGGTCAGAGGAGAAGCAACGGGAGTTTATCGTGAAAGATAACGTGGGCTTTGGAGAATGGAACTGGGAGGATTTGGCTAATGAGTGGAACGCGGAGGACTTGGAAAGCTGGGGGTTGGATATTCCTAATTTTGATACTGATGAGGTTTTAGAAGCCGAAGAAGATGACTTTGATACAACACCTCCAGAAATACCTATCACAGTTTTAGGCGACCTTTACGAGATTGGAGAGCATCGTTTATTATGTGGAGATAGCACTTGTTCAGATACCGTTGCAAAGTTAATGAATGGTGAATTTGCAGACTTAGGGCATAATGACCCGCCATACGGAATGAAGAAAGAGAAGGATGGTGTTTTAAACGACAACCTTAATTACTCTGATTTATTAGAATTTAATAAACAATGGATTCCTTTACAATTCTCACACCTAAAAGAAAACGGAAGTTTTTATTGCTGGGGAATAGATGAGCCGTTAATGGACATTTATTCTGATATTTTAAAGTTGTATATTTCACAACAGAAAGCGACATTCAGGAATCTAATTACTTGGGATAAAGGGCACGGGCAATCACAAAACAGCGACTTAACAAGAAGCTACGCAACAGCAGACGAGAAGTGTCTTTTTGTTATGCTTGGTGTTCAGGGATTTAATAATAATTCAGACAACTACTTTGAGGGGTTTGAAAGTATTCGTGAATATCTATCAACTCAAAAAAACAAACTAGGGTGGAACACGGAAAAGATTATACAAATAACTGGTAAATCAAGCGCAAGTCATTACTTTAGTAAAAGCCAATGGGTGTTTCCAACAAAAGAGCACTACGATTCTATTAGGGATGCGGCAAACGGTGATGCATTCCATAAAGAATACGATGCATTGAAGAAAGAATACGATGCATTGAAGAAAGAATACTACTCAACGAGAGCGTACTTTAATAACGTGCATGATAACATGAATAACGTTTGGCACTTTGACAGACACATAAGAAAGGGGGACGAGGGAGGGCATGCAACACCCAAGCCAATTCCACTGTGTGAAAGGGTTATTAAATCAAGTTGCCCAGATAACGGATTAGTTTTAGATTTCTTTCTCGGTTCAGGCTCAACAATGGTAGCATCACACCAATTAAAACGCAAATGCTACGGTATGGAACTAGACCCAAAGTACTGTGATGTAATTGTAAACA